ATGGACCTGATGCCCCTGATGGACCGTCATTACCCGATGGCCCTGATGGACCGTCATTACCCGATGGCCCTGATGGACCGTCATTACCCGATGGCCCTGATGGACCGTCATTACCCGATGGCCCTGATGGACCTTCATTACCCGATGGCCCTGATGGACCGTCATTACCTGATGGGCCCGATGCCCCTGACGGTCCTGATGCACCTGATGGCCCTGATGGACCGTCATTACCCGATGGCCCTACAATACTTTCACCCGATGGCCCGGAAGGTCCATCATTTCCCGAAGGGCCTGATGGCCCCGATGAGCCAGGTGGCCCTGTTGGTCCTGGTACGGTACTAGGATCTCCACTCGGTCCTGATGGTCCAGATGGACCGCCCGATGGACCTATTGGACCTTGAGAACCTGATGGGCCGGACGGTCCATCATTACCCGATGAACCCGATGGACCGGATGGACCTGATAAATCGCTGGGTGTTCCGGATGGTCCCGATGGCCCTGATGGGCCCGACGATCCTTTTGGACCCGATGGACCTCGTGCACCTGCAACGCCAGTAAATCCACGTGGACCTTGTGGACCTTGACAGCATTTTTCGCATTCTTCTTTTGGTTTTTGTACAGATTGACATCTACAATCATTGACGTTATATTGTTTTAAATTCATAATATTCTTTATAATCCTATATTTGAAAATTATTTTTTTTTAAAATAGTATTTGACAATCAATAATAAAAAAATTAAACAATTTTACTTGCACATAAATTTTGAAATACTTCATTTTTTTTATCTGTATACTTCAAAAATTCTTCCGCGACTAAATACATTCCGCCCATTGGAGTAACAATATAATCAAATATCGAATCAAATAATGGATCTTTAATATTATGTAAAATATTCAATGCTAAACCACATGTTGCTAATCCTGTATATTTACCATTTAATGCCAATTCAATTAATAATTCCCTGGAACAATTTTCACGATGAATCGACAGATATTCTTTCGGAGAAATATTTAAACGTAATAAATCCTGTTTTGATGTTGGAGAAGTAATAGACTTAATATCTATTTTGTTCACAACCAATGAATGTTTTGTGAGTGTCATGTCAAAATTATGATCGATTGGTAAATCAACTATTCCTATTAACGGAGTAATTCTTTGAATCGATCTAGGAATTCCGCATGAAATACATAATCCATTGCAATAGTGCCCAGTTTTATCCAATGGAATGGGTGATGTGTTAATACCTAATTTATGAGTGGTGTTAAAACTAAAATTACCACAGTTTTTTAAAATGACACCATGATTGTTAGCATGAGCTTTAGGATCATGTTTTGATTTTAAAATATTAAATTGTTCTTTTGATAAATCATCAGGATAAATTGTTTCTCTGGTAACTAATGATTTAGGAAGAAACTTCACAAACGAATGTTTGTTAGCAATTTCAATAGCAGATTTGATATCATTTCTTTTAATATATTCATTGATAACTTGGGCAGTTTTATGATTGCCGAGTTTTTTACCAAATAAATTGATTGAGTTGAACGCTTTGGGAAACATTAGTTTAATCGAAATAATTAAACTAATAATTAAAGATACATTGTGACATTTAATTTATTCAATTTTTTTATTTATTATTTTTTTATGATAAAATACAACTATGTTTATCAAATGGATAGTCATGGTTGGCAGCATTCCATCCTGCATCATTTGGAGGATAAATTTCTGTTTTAAATCCATTTTTACTATCATAGGATTCATGTGGTATATTCCATTTTGGATCACATTTCACAAATGCTTCGTTTCGAATACTCGCATAAATTTTGCAAAGATCTTTAGATTTTTTATCTCCTGGATTGATTGCAACTGGCTTCACATTATGATATGACAATCTTGATTCAACAGTTTTTACAAATTTTTTCCAAAATTTATATTTTTTTTCGTCTGATTTTGATAATTTCATTATTGAGCCATTATCTAATTTAAGATGTGCATCTTCTGTATCATAATCTGAATGATGTCGGTATATATAGACTGTTATTTCCCTACCCCACATTTCTGGAGTCCAGGACCCATCTTCTAAATTTGATGGATTGGATGTTCCATGATTTGATGGAATGAGTGATTGTATTCGAGTTTTCATTCCAAATTGACATCCGAATTCCATAAATGCATACCCAATAATATTCCAGGCCATTGGAATATCGTCTCTTTGGATAGCAAAATGTATTTTCCAATCTGGATTTTTCATTCCAGACAAACCTTGGTTGACCCAATAGAGTCTACCTTTCGGACCTGTCAATTTAATAAAACCATTTGAATGAAGAATTTCGTATCTTATGCCTTCTTCTGATTTATCTGATTTGTTTGATCTATTTGATTTTTTCGGTTTAAAAATATGAAACCTTTCTATTTTTGGATTTGCAATTATTTCACTGTATTGAAAATGTGGAATGTGTTCGCTATCAAAAATATTAAATGACATATGAATCGGTATAAATAAAAAGAGATTGTGTGTTATATTTAATTTATTAATTTATCAGTTTTTTTATAAGGATAATACCTTCGTTTTATAGATTAATAAATTAATATCTTATTGTATTTTATAATTTAGATATAATTATAAATAATGGTAAATCAATTACAAGAAGACTACAATACTTCAATACAAGAAAATATTAGAGAATTAATTAAAGAAAAATACCAACTTCATAACTATAGTATCACACTTGAAGATTTTTTAGACAGCAATAATATCACAGCTTTGATAGTTGGTACCATGATCGGTTTTGCTTTGACTTATATTGTTAAAGACATTTCTGTTGATATACTTGGTCCTATTATGCATAGATTTCTTTTTGAAAAAACTGATTATATTGAACTATTTGGTACACAATTTAATATTGAACATATAATTTCTAATCTTGTTTTTGCAATTTTGACCGTTATTGTATTATATGTATTTTTAATAATATTCTTACGAACAACTATTACAACTACAGCTTTAAATAAAAAAAATGTTGATATAGATCAACAAACCACTTTATTGAAAACATCAATGTATCAAGAAAATAGTATAAAATTAATGTCACAAATGAATGAATTGTTAGTGAAACTTAATAATAAAATTGGTAATATGGAAATATAAATATGAATCACAGTGATTCAACATGTAATTGTCCTGTAATTACTTGAATTACTTTCTTAAATACTTGTTCAATTTCTCCACGACCATTAGATACGTTAATTAGTTTACCAATCTTACCTTTTTTCAGTGGTGTATCACAAATCTTTTGAATCAAATGTCTATTACTCAATGAACCAACAGTGATAATAATTAAGTTGTTGGGTTTATTATTGAGTAGACGAATTACATCATCTGGACTAGATTTACTATCTTGGTCTTCACCATCAGTTAATGCAACAATCCATTTAGATTCATTATTTGTATTATTAACATTATTAGATGGGTTATTAGCTTCGTTCAGTGAAGTAATGAGGGCATCATAGAAAGCAGTACCACCATTTGCACTGATTCCGTCAATACTTAATAACATATGTTCTAAATTAACACGTTTGTTTTTATTCAAGAAAATACGAGAAACCTTATTATTGAAAACAAACATAGAAATTATATCATTTTCAGTTAGATTATTATTAATTATATCCTTAACACTATTTTTACATTGATTGATCGGAGCGCCTGCCATACTACCACTGCAATCTAGTACGAATAGCACATTATTGTTTGTATTAGTTTGTTCAGCCAATTTAGTAGTTTGGGCTTTAATTGCATTAGCCTGGTCAATGTGTCCTAATGCGGTAAGAATTTTATACATACTATCGATACTTACTTGCTTAACGTATACATCGAGTTCTTGATATTCGTTAAGGATTCTGTTAAAATATGTTCCCGCACGTTCATAATTTTTGTTATATATTTCAAGTAACCCTAAATTCATCAAAGCATATTGAATAGTAATATTGTCATATTTATCTATGACAGTATTATACACTTCATAAATCATTTCAGTCGCTTCACGAAGTTTGTTTTGTTGAAGATATAATTGTCCAAGATTCCCAGAAATTTTACTGATACCAATACCATTATCTGTTTCACGGGCAAGTTGTAGACTCTGTGTTAATATTTGATTTGCTTTAACAAGATTTCCAGAATCCTTATAAAGTACACCGAGGTTCATATATCTATACGAAAGCATAACTTTATAGGCTTTCTTTTTATCATGATCTTGTTCGGAATCCATCAATCCCTGAACAATACGAATTGAATCAATATAAAGTTTTTCGGCTTCTGTAATATTGCCCATTTGTTTATATACATTTGCCTTGTTGTTATAGCAAATACTCAGACCACGTTGTATTTTCATTACCTTCATTAGTTCTTCAGCATCGTTATATAATTTGAGTGCTTTGTTTAGATCACCTTCATAATATGCATCATTACCAAATTTAACTGCAACGAGAAGATTACCAAAATTTTTATTTACATTTGTAAATTCGGCAGATACAGGTGCTCTTTCTTGTAATTCAATTTGTAAATTTGGTTTACCAATACTTTCAATATCCTTTGACAGCTGAATGATTGTTTTAGCATATTTCTTTGCCAGTAATACAACGAGGCAAATTACAATTATTTGACCAATTCCCCAAATGACAACGGTGCTGATAGTACCACTAATTATAATATTTTTTACATCGACAAAAATTTTATCTGTTATAGCAGAAACATCTGAATCCGGATATAACATAACAAGATAATAGCCCTGTTGTTCAATATATTGATATAAAAGTACATACTTCTCATTATTTTTTGTTATATTCACTTGATTCATTTCATTAATTTGGTTTGAATCAAGAATTGATGTCCATATAGATCGATCAACAGTTTTATCCATATCAAAAATAGATTGGGTTGTAGATGAATCAAGTGTTAAGTTTGGATAAGATATAAGTAAACCAGTCGAATCCATTAAAAAAGTATAACCAGAATTAAAAATAGTATTACTCAAAATTATGTCATTTATTTTGTTCATTGAATAATCCATGCCAATTACCCCAATTAATGCTCCATTATACATGACACGTTTTGATGAAGTAATCAAAACATTTCCTGTTAATGCATCAATATAAGGTGAAGTATAATGTATGTTGTCATCATTCTGTGCAATTACATACCAAATTCTACACCGTGGATCGTAACCGACCGTAGTTTGTTGGTTATAGTCACATGTATACGTAAATGATGGATAGGAATTGAATGATACATATGGATAGTATCTGTAAAATCCATTTTGTTGAAATCCAAAATAAATACCTGCATAAATATCTGAAGATTTATATACAGCGCGCAATACATTATCATAAATACTTGAATCATGAAATGTGTAGTTATCGATTGTATTTAGTTGAGATTGTGATGATATACCATTCATATATGTTGATGAAAAGAATGGATATTGATATACATCCTTGGGTGAAACTCTCGAGTCAACTGATGAAACACCGAAATATGTATCATAATTTGAAGCAACATTCAGACTACCATCCAAGCTATTTGTGATATATGAATTGATCGTTTTGATGTCATTATTTGTTTGATTGAAGAATGTAGATATATATTTAGTGACATACATCAATCTTGTTGATGCTGATTCACTTGATGTTGTAGTAATATAATATTGTGATGAATCATACCAGGATTTTTGCGAAATGTTAATTGGTAAAACAGTAGCCAGAATAATTATAAATGACCCAAAAAATATGGGCAGTACGACACAAAGCATCAACAAATTTCCTATTTTCATTTTTTGCAAAGTTATTAATTAAAACACATATAATAATACGCTTTTCTTCTACCTTTTCCAGAAATTAATATTATCAATTTTTATCATAAAATCATAAATAAATTTAAAATTCAGTATACGGTGGTGGTTGAAGTATACCAGGAGACATTTCTGGAATTCTTATAGCACTCCATGGAACATTCCCGTAATACGTATTGTTATCCGTCTTGTTTCCCACTTGTTCTTTATTTTTTCCTAGTTGGTCAACTGTATTCTTAAAAGCAGATGTCATATTGTCTATTTCAGTTATACCTGTGTGATCGATGTTGACATCAATTCCGTTTGTCAATGATGCTTCACCAATGCGTCCAGCCATTTTAGAAGAAATATCAGATAGTCTTTGAAGTGGTGCAACAATATGGTTTGTTAAAATAACTGTTACAATAATTGTTATTATGATAATTATTATCGATACGATAATAACCACAGCTATTTCAATAGAAATGATTGTACTGATTGAATTTATTATTGACGAAAATGGATTAATCACATATTTTTTATCAATTATCGAAACAAGCATATATTTACCATTTGATGTATTCAAATTGACAGATAAGAAGTAATTTTCATTATCCAATACAAGTGTGTTTGTTGTTGCCAATAATGAATTCCATACATTTGATGATACAGAAAGATTAGTAATATCCTTATATGTCATTAGATTAGTAACTTGCGCACCAGAGTCTGCGATGACATAACCCGATTCCTTTTCAAATAATATGGTACGACTCTCATTTAAATATGTAAGTTGTTGAATATCATTTTGAATAGAACGTAACATCATATCCGCACCAAATGCACCCAATACAGACATATCATATGGATTATGAACAACATGACTAATTGTAATCATAAGTTCTTTTGCGATAGGGTCATAATAGGGTGATGTATAAACTGGTAATGTCGATATAGGGTTTTCCATTGTCGTTACGTACCAATAATCATCAAGATTGTTATACATAATATATGTACTCAATGTATTATCGTTTACAACACCAGGATAATATCTAAGGAATTGTGTAGGTGTTGACATATATCCCGCCAAAAAATCAGGATTGTTTGCAAATGTCGGTACAAATAGATAATCCATTTGTGCTGTCTTATTAATAATATTTTTAATGTATGAATTTACAGTTGACAATTCCGGAAAAGTTACATTATATATATTGATCGAGCTATGTAAATAAGTAACGTTCGCACTATATACTGGACTATATGTTGCGTTGGGTAATTGACCAGGCCAATTATAGTAACTTTGAATATTGCCAAATGGATAATCTGATCTAAATGAATCCTCCGCATTAGTAACCATTTGATTGGGAAAATTATATGTTAATTGAGCAAGTTTCATATCAAATAATTGTGCACCGTTTGTCATAATGGTTGAAATTGATGATTGAGAATTATTTAAAAATCCATTGAATAAAACAGTATAAATTTGATTTCCAGCCACAGCAATATATATAATACACATTACACCAATCAATGTTAAAGATATAGTCGATAAAAGACCAAACAATATCAATAACTGTTTTTTTAATGTATATCCTGCCCAATTCCTTAACATTATTAATTTATTTTAAAAATTATTATTAATAATAGATAAAAATAATATATAAGTCGTAATGAATACGTTTTTCAATTTTATTTAAAATATTGTTTTTATTTATATAGAATATCTTTACATTATAACATTATCTATGAGTAATTCAAATCCTGATATAATTCAATTCGATAATTATAGTTTTTTACCATACAGAGATTCTGCCGGAATGGATATGGCATATTTTCCCACATCGGACAAAGATAGTATTTTAAAATTAAAGGAACAAGCAGATTGTAATTCAAATTGTGTAGGATTCAATACTTACGGATTTTTAAAAAATAATACATGCGATATAAATAATTTTATTTACTTGCCCACTGTACATCCTTTTATTGATGGTATTTATTTAAAAAATACATATGTAAATTGTCTTAAAATTATTCGGGATATACGCGACATATATGAAAATAAAAAAAATTATAAAAAATATACGGTAAAACTAATATGTAATTGGAATGAAAATCTTGCAGATGGATGGAATTTTATGAATCCTGCCGAAAGTGTAATAAAATTTGTTTCGGGTAAAAATATTCAGGCAGATTACTATGTAATAATTAATTATCCAGCATACGGAGATTATTATGTACCAGAAAGAACAATAATATTTCATATGGAACCATCATTTGTATTTGCACACTTGGGAGCAGAATGGGGAAATCCAGACGAAAATAAATTTTTAAAGGTGTTATCACATAAAAATGGCTATAATAATGTTGAATGGCATATGAATAAACATATCGACTTGTTACGTGTTGAACCAATTGAGAAAACAAAGAATCTTTCAACAGTATTATCGAACGCGTATTTACACGAGGGTCACAAATTAAGAGTACATTTTACTAAATTTATTGATGAAAATAATTTACAAATCGATATTTACGGTAGATGCCAAGCATTCAATTTCAGAAA